GGGAGCCCAAAAGCTCCCAGCCAGCACTTGTGCACGCCCAGTCCGTTAGGACTGTTTGCCATATCCAGGAGGGTTGTCCCATGTCCAATAAGTCGAGGCAAGCTTACGCGGAAGACGAAATCGTCCAAGCGTATGAGCTCTTACGGCGTGATGGCATTCCATCAGATCAATGGTGGATGCTGTCTGACCGACTCGGCTTTAAGACGAGTACTACATCGGTGGAGAATGCAACATTTCGCTACCGATACTCGTATTATGGCGGGTGGAGTGATCCTGTATCGATAGACTATCCGTCTACCGAATCGGTATGGAGCTTTAACAACGCTCCTTTCTACCGATACATCAACCATAAGAAGAGGCGAAAGCTCTCTTCTTCAGCATTTAATAGCTGGGCTGATGCTTACGTGGACTCCACAGGGATTGGTAAGGCGTTCTTGAAGATTACGGACAAGACTCACATCGTCCCGTCACACGTCCCTGCGAGCGTTGATACGTTCCAGGATGGCGCAGTGACTAACGTTGTGGTCTATAATCCGGGAGGAACAAGTCCAGTTCCCCCTCTTCAGAAGCAAATTACCGCCGTTGATACTCTCAACGGATTAGGTGCCACGGCGATTGCTCGCTGTGCTCCTAACAACCCAAACTCCGATTTGGCTACCTTCCTAGGTGAGTTAAGAGAGGGTTTACCCACTCTACCTCTCCTTAGCGTATACAAGGATCGTACCCGCAATCTTGTTAAGAATGCGGGTGGCGAATACTTGAATTACGAATTCGGATGGCAGCCAATGGTCTCTGATCTGCAAAACTTCGCCTCGAATGTAAAACATTCGAAGGCGTTGTTAGCTCAGTTTCTCAGAGACTCTGATCGAAAGATCAGAAGGAGTTACCATTTTCCCACGGAGAAGACCACAAACATATACGACAACGTCACATTTCAGACGGGGTCGCCTGTTACAGGTCGAGCATTTCTCTATGGGGGTACGGTGGAAGATCAGATAACCACCAAGCGGTGGTTCTCTGGTGCCTTTCGCTATCATGTGCCTGGGGGCTCCTCAGCCCTTGCGCACATGGAAAGGTTGGCGTCTGAAGCCGATAGGCTTCTTGGCGTCAAGATCACTCCAGAGGTTCTCTGGAATCTTACACCTTGGACCTGGATGCTTGATTGGTTTGGGAATGTCGGCGATATTTTACATAATATTTCCGTCCTAGGCCAAGATAGTATGGTGATGCAGTATGGATACATGATGGAACATAAGACAATCCATCGTATTCATAAATGTGTTGACTACTATGGTCAACCAGTACGCACGGAGTTTCATTATGAAACAAAACGTCGCGTGCCTGCTACACCTTATGGTTTCGGCTTGAATATGCAGAGTATTACAACTGCTCAAGCCGCTATCCTAGCCGCTCTCGGCATGAGTCGAGGGCCTGGCGCTGTGAAGAAGCCCTTCCTATAAGGGAAGAAGAGCTTCACAGGTCTGTTGGCATCCAGTCAGCAGATGTACAAACCTACCAAGGAGAAAATATGGCATTCGCCGATCCCCAGTCCGTCACCATCAATTCGGTTGCAAACTCGCTTCCGCGAGTGAGTTCCGGAGCAAACTCCGGGTCCTTCTCGAAGGACGATGGTACAGTCAAGCTGACTGTGTCCCATCAGTACGGCAAGCGTACTCGCCGTACCATCCGAATCGATCACCGGAAGACTGTCTCCGATCCGCTTGTCCCTGCACAGAACACCGTGGCAAGCATGTCGACATACATTGTCGTCGACCTGCCCGGTGTCACTGGCATGTACAGCATCACGGAGGCGAAGCAGATCGTGGACGCCCTCACGGCGTACCTGACTGCTTCTACCGGTGCTCGCGTCACCCAGCTTTTGGGTGGTGAAAACTGACGGACCAATCGGTGATACCAGACGGGATCAGATAACCCCCGTTAGGAGGGACTGATGAAAAGCCTGATATCACTTTGGCAGGAGATCGCTCATGATATGGGCGATCTGTGCGGCACAAGTACCACGCACGACTTTAACACTGTCGTGCGTCGGGTCGAAGGTGAGGGGTTGTCGTTTCTAACGATTACCCTCCCTTCCTTCGGGAAAGAGCTCCAAAAAGCTCTCGAACGAGGGAAGGTGGATCCCGCATCGTTTCCGGGTTTCCGGCGACGAAGAGGTCTCCCCCTATTTTTAGGAGGTTTCCTGGATCACATTTTCGACCGCGGTAGTGGGTTGTTGCTTGATGACCCCTCTTCCGATTGTATCTATGCCGTTTCGCAGCTTACGCTGCTGTTCGGTAAAATACAGCTGGAGTGCACTCCTGCACGAAAGCTTAATGCAATCAAGGGGTATATCAACTGTGAACAAGAAGTCAAGGAGTTTGATTCGCATGTGGCTTCTCATCAAGATCTTCTTGATGATTTCCATCGCGTGTCTTTGCTCCTTTTTGGTGATCAATTGGCTGCTCTTGATGCTTATGTTGAGAGTGGCCGTATAATCCCAAAGCACGGACCAGGTGCCACCCAGGACAAGCTTCGTGGAAACATGAAGTATGTCCAAACTGAGTGGACTGATCGTTTGGAAGCCGTGTTTCCATACACGGAATATGCTCTTCCAAACTTCCGCCATCATAAAATGGTGGACCGTGTGACTTTCTTGGAGCCTGGGCGTGAACGTCCCGTTAAGGTCGTCCTCGTCCCTAAAACGCTGAAAACACCTCGTATCATTGCTGAAGAGCCAGCTGCAATGCAATATATGCAGCAAGCTCTGATGCATGACTTGGTTCCTCTTCTCGAGTGTGATGTCCTCCAAGGACGTCACAATATCGTAAGAGGAATGATCGGCTTTTCCGACCAGGTCCCTAACCAGGATATGGCTAGAGAAGGGTCCCTTAATGGGGACCTAGCTACGCTCGATTTGAGTGAGGCTTCTGATCGTGTTTCCAATCAACTTGTTTTGACGATGATGCGAGGATTCCCTTGGTTATCTGAGGGAGTCCAAGCTTGTCGTTCTCGCAAGTCCGATGTGCTAGGCAAGACTATTCGTCTTGCCAAGTTCGCGTCTATGGGCTCGGCTCTCACTTTTCCAATTGAAGCGATGGTCTTCCTGACCGTCTGCTTCCTTGGGATTGAGAGAGCGCTTCCAACCCGCTTAACTAGGAACGATATCCAATCGTTCTCTGGCAGGGTACGCGTCTACGGTGACGATATTATTGTCCCCGTAGAATACGTGTCACAGGTCATCAGTGAACTCGAGAATTTTGGTTTTCGGGTCAACACTGACAAGTCTTTCTGGAATGGAAGATTCCGAGAGTCTTGTGGTAAGGAGTATTTTGCTGGACAAGACGTTAGCATTGTCAAAGTCCGGCAGTTGCTCCCAACCAGCCTGAAAGACGTTCCGGAGATTGTGTCTACTGTCTCGCTTCGCAACCAGCTTTATTTATCTGGGTGTTGGCGAGCAGCTAAGTGGATTGACCAGCAGGTGGTAGCTATACTACGCCACTTCCCCGCTGTTGGTCCGACCTCTCCCGCGTTGGGACGCGTCTCCTATCTAGGGTATGATACCCAAAAGATAGGTGACAAGAGGCATGAGCCTTTGGTTAAGGCCTATGCCACATCAGCAGTTATCCCAGCTTCCAAGCTGGATGGTGTTGATGCCCTCATGAAGTACTTTTTGAAGAGAGGGGACCAACCCTTCTTGGATGAAAGACACTTGGAACGCTCTGGGCGTCCTAGCGCCTTGCACATCAAACTAGGATGGTTCCAGC